ACGCAGACTTCTACAAGCGCGATATCCAATTGAAGCTTCTAGACCCAGTCGGCACAGTCGTCGAGCTCTGGGACATCAAGGGCGCATTCATCACCGAAGCAAACTTCGGCGAGGTTACATACGAGGACGGTGGTCCAATGGAAATCTCAATGACTCTCAGGTTTGATAACTGTGTGTTACAGTTTTGACATAAACATTCGACAACTGCTCATAATAAAAACAATAATCAAGTATACAAGTCAGAAGGTTCATGGTATATATCAACCATGGACCTTTCGACATTTAACTGCCCAGTGTGTAACAACTACGAAACACAAAAATTAGATTCTCTTAGAATTCACTGTCAAAAGAAGCACGACTTGCCGACTCGACGTCTCTACGCCATGATCTTCCTTCCTGAAGGTAAAGAACCAACGTGTGCCTGTGGGTGCGGCGAGTCCACCAAGTTCATCACGCTTCAAAAGGGATTTTCAGAGTATGTCCTGGGCCACGCGGCGAGGGTCAACAACAATTGGGGACACAACAAAGAAGCGCTGAAGAAAAGCCTGCAGAAGAGAAGAGACGAAGGCCTGTGGAGCAGGGATCCTTGGAACAGGGGAAAAACAAAAGAAAATGATCCGGAATTTGCTGTGATTGCCGAGCGTGCATATGGTTCGGATGAGTTCCGACAAAAGCGCTCCAAAATAATGACACATCAGTGGTCTAACGGAACATTAACAATTGCATCAGGTTCTTCACATCATAATTGGAAAGGTGGGACTTCAGCTCTTCAACCACTCGTTCGGTCTCGTCTTCATCACGCTTGGGTCTATCCCAAACTCAAGGAAGGTGGATTCAAGTGCTCAAAGTGTGATTCCAGATCAAACCTCGAGGTTCATCACAACGAGGAGAGATTCGCAACCATCCTCCATAAGGCAATCCTTGAACTAGGAGAGCCAGGAGATGACTTCGAGAAAAAGTCTCTAATCGCCGAATGGGTAACAGATTACCATATTTCCAAGAATATTCCTGGTATTGTTCTGTGCGATCGGTGTCACGATCATACCCACCACGAAGCACAAAATCAATAATTTTGGCTCATAAATTTCAACTATTGTTATTTACGTTTACGGCGCTTGTGTTTACTATAGGACAAGCTTCTTTAATAAAAGGATTAATAGATGAGTACAGATGATCGTGAGCAGCGTAATGCAATTTTCTCTGGTGCTTCGCACGTCCCAGCCGGTGTAGATCCTCGTACACCGATGATGTCTGCGGCTGACAAAGTAAAGACAGAGTTTGGTCTGGATATTCCCCTTGAAACGGTTCCTCTTCCTTCCTCCGGCAAGGTGTATCCACAAAACTCTAGCCTATACGGTGCAGAGACAGTAGACATCAGGGCAATGACTGCACGTGAAGAAGATATCTTGACGTCACGTGCCCTTCTAAAGAAGGGAACAGTCATCACAGAGTTGATTCGTTCATGTCTTGTTGACAGGACGATCAATCCTAATGAATTGCTTGGCGGCGATAGAAATGCACTCATGGTTGCAATTCGTATTACTGGTTATGGCCCAGATTACAAGGCAGAGATTCAGTGCAATGAATGTAATACGAAGTCACCACATGATTTCAATCTTGCCGAACTTCCAGTTCGAAGATTGAACATTGATCCAGTTGTTCCTGGATCAAATTTGTTTGAGTTCCAGTTACCATACAGCAAGAAGCTTGTCAAGTTCCGGTTCTTGACGGGTAGAGACGAAGAAGAGATTGTTTCTTTGACAGAGAAGCAGAAGAAATTGGGCCTAAATTCAGAGTCAAACGTCACCACTGGTTTGATTCACGCGATCGTGTCAATTGATGGTGTTGAAGATCGATCAAAGATAAACAGCTTCATCAAGTTGATGCCTGCAAGAGATTCACTTGCACTTCGTAATTATATCAAAGAAAATGAACCCGGCGTTATGATGAAGCAAGAGACATCTTGTCCATCATGTGGTCACTCAGAGGAGGTGAGCATGCCGCTTGGTGTCAACTTTCTTTGGCCTCAGCCCGGAAGATAAAGAAGCGCTTATACTGGAACCCGCCTTCCTACTTATGTACTACGGCGGGTTCCTTTATAGGGAAGTATATAACATTCCCGTCTCCTATAAAAGATGGTTCATTGAACGTATCGGTAAAGAACTAAAACAATCATCTGACAAGGGAAGTACACAATCACGGGCTATGCACCAAAATATGCCTGACGTCAGGGCAATGCAAGGAAACGTTAGAGCACAAGTTCCAAGTCGTCTCCGACGGTTCACTTAAAAGTGGTAATTTTTATAACTTCTTGCTATTTAATAGCATCGTGAGGTTTACGTGGAACAGCCCATCAATGAACTAAAAGTAAATTTGTTAGGTAAGGTTTTCTTTGCAACCCTTGGAGCATGGCTCGTTGGGAAATATGTCAACACGAAGTTGAGGGGAAGCCGTGAAGAAATAGAGGCAGTTGGAAATGCTCTAGCTGCCTCTAGAAGGTTTCAAGATGAGTTGAATAGACCTGGTGCTAGTGTTGATTCTGTTGTTCAAAAGCTTGGAATCAAACACATGTCAGCTTCTGAATTCGAGCGTGTGCTCGGTGTTCCTTGGCCTTTGTGATTTTGTGTAATCGGTGACATATGGGAAATGGACCTGGAGGTGGTGGAGGAGCTGGACCTAGCAATGATCAGCTGAAGATAGCTCAGCAGATGTTTGCATTGCTCGATCAGATGAAGGCTCGAGCAGAAAAGATCAGCGATGCCTTTGAGACGCAGGCACAAGCAACTGCAAAGATGGCAGAGAACTTCAAGGGAATGGGTACTGGTGAAGTTGTTAACCAACTCATGGAGGTCAACAAGACCTTGAAGGATGTTGTCGCTGCCCTCCAAAACCTAAAAACTAATGCTTCAGCGGCTTTCAGTGAAATTTCAGAAGGGGCAACAGAAGCAGGAACATCTACTCAAGGCCTATCAGATGCACTAGATGATGCAGGTGAATCAGCAGCCTCTGCCTCATCTGATTTTAATCAATTTAGGGACAGGATCGTTAAAAGCGGCGCAGGCGTAAAAGGATTGAAACAACAGCTCAGTGCTATTGGCGATTATCTAGGTGAAAAATTTCCAGTTGCAACAGGAGCAGCGCTAGGAGCACTCAGTGGTTTACAACAAGGTTTTAAGAACCTCATGGCAGCCGGATCTGGGTTCATGGGAATCGCAAGTTCTTTGATAAGCTCTCTATGGGACATTGGAAAGGCAATCATATCAATACCATTTAAGATGTTTAGCGCTCTTATAGAGATGGCTAACTCTGCTGCAGGCGGCATTTCAGAACTTGCTCAGGCGGTAAATGAGCTGAGAAAACAATTCGGTGCATTGAATGATGTAACAAACAAAGCCATCATGTCTACCGCGAAGTCGATGGGTAGTTTGAATGTTGGCGGAATTTCTTCAATGAGATTGTTTGGAAATCTTGCCGACAGAATCAAGCTTATGTCCGAATTGATGGATCAAGGTGGTGCAATGATGAGATCATTTGCCCAAGAGATCGCTGACGGCGACGGCGCAATTCTTGCACTACAAAAAGGCCTTGGCATCAACAATGAAGAAATGAAACATTTTGGTGCAATGTCAAAACGTACAGGTAGAGACCTTGGTACGGTAATGACAAATATCCAAAAACATTCTGAGGCAATGGCCAAAAAGTTTGGATTAAACGCAAAGTCTATCTCCAAGGGAATGGCGGCCGCAGCTGCTGACATGTCTCATTTCGGTCACATGTCAGAGAAACAATTAGGAGTTGCAGTTGCATATGCTGAGAAATTAGGTATTGAAATCAGCCAAATGGCTGGTGTTATAGATAACTTCACAACATTTGAAGATGCAGCAGAGAACGTGTCGGCATTAAACTCTCAGTTTGATCTCAACATAGACCTAAATGAGGTAATGCAAGCAAATGACTCTGCAGAAATAACGAGCCTCATAGCCAAAGGATTCAAGGACGCTGGAAAACAGGCTGACCTTAGCAATCACAGGGTTAGAAAATACCTCACTCAACTTACAAACCTAGAGGGAACAGCTTTAGATGCTGCATTTGGAGTTCAAGGCATGGCTACAAGCCTTGAAGAAATGAAGAAAGAAGGAGACAAAGCAGAGAAAAAAGTTGTTACCCAGGAAGAGGCGATGCATAAACTTGCCGATGCAATTGATCGTGTCTTCAAGGATGGTGGTGAGAGACCAAAAAGCTTCTTTGACGCATTGGTCAAAGGAATGGAGAGAGGTTTAAATCAAATACCTGCAGTCCGTGCATTGTTCGGTAACATCAGAAAGTCCACAGATCAGTTCACATTTGCCGGAATGAAGCTTGTGAAGATGATCTATGAGAACTTCCCAGGCATCACAAAGATAGTCGCAGGATTGACAGACCTTTTTGATCCAAAAAGAATCGGTGGGATGTTAGATGGTGTCATAAACATATTCAAAGGTTTCTTTAAGAAACTGAAAAAAGGTGATGCTTCTTTCAAGGACATGATGACTGAATTGAAGGAAGAGTTCTTCAACTTCTTTAGAAAGTCAGGGCCCGGTGCTGACACTCTAATACAAGGATTTAAGGAATTCTTTTTAGGAGTAAAGGTCATACTTGCAGGAGGAATAGAGT